TCTTTCACCAACGCCAAGAATCTCATCAACAATAAACTCGCTGGTCTTAGCGATACCAAAGTATTCCTGCGTAACGGTGACAACTTTGTAGTGACGAAACCTGAGGGATTCGTTGCTATCGTTGATGGTAAGGCGGTGAAGATTGTTGATAGATTAGAATTCTCTCGTGCTAACTTCACGCTTGAAAAGTCATGGCGTCCTCCCACCACTGCGGGTGCTAAGGTTGCTGCTTTTACTTTCGGTCGCTTCAATCCTCCTACAACGGGTCATGAGCTGCTTATAAATAAGGTTAAGGAGTTTGCTGCTGGCAACGACTACTTTGTTTTTTCTAGTCATACCACTGACAAGAAAGGCAAAAATCCTTTGACTGCAGAGCAAAAGGTATATCTTATGAAAGAGATGTTTACATCTCATTCTGACCAAATCATCTTTGATACTGACGTAAAGGATGCTTTGAAAGCATTGAAGTGGTTAGAAGACAAAGGATATACTGATGCTATCTTTGTGGTTGGGTCAGACCGTGTGCCTGCATTCCAATTCATCAAACAATACAACGGTAAAGATTACAATATGAATACTGTTGAGATTAAGAGTGCTGGACAACGTGACCCAGATGCAGATGATGTATCTGGTATGTCAGCAAGCAAAATGAGAAAGGCAATTGTTGAAGGAGATATGGCAACGTTTGAAAGTGGATTGCCAAACAATGTCAAAAATAACAGTCAGTTTAAGACAATGTATTATCAAGCAGTATTGGGAGGAATGTCCTAGTGGCACAATTTAATTTAAGAAAAGAAACACAAGATGTTTCTAATTTTATAGACATGGATATTGTGGCATTGAAGTTTAGACGAATTCATAGAATGATTCGTGTAGCTGCTGCGAATGCATTCAATAGTCACTATGGGGAAGTTACTGGATTTGAATATAAAATTGAGGGTGGTGAGGGTATAACAGATGCAACTTCTATATTAGAAGTCAATAAAAAATTTGAAGGTGGTAGGTCTATTTCATTAAAATATAAAATCAGTTGCGACAAAGGAGACCCAGAGTATTGTGATTTGTATTTTAGAACACCAAGAGCAAACTTTATTAACGAAATGATTTCTTTCATCAATAAAAGAAATGATTTGAAGAATGCCATTGGTATTACAAACGTAGAATTAAAGACAGAAGATGGAGGTAAGAATCCTACATTGTTTGTTAGAATGCTACACAGCTATCCTGGATTAGATAAGAAGGGAAATAAAGTTACTAAGTATACGACCATCAATTTAAACTTCTCTCTTAAATATGCTGGTGCAGATAACAATGCAAAGGCACTTGCATCACTTAAACCAAAGCATGTCAAACCAAAAATTGTAGATGTTTGGTTAACACCAGAAGCATTATATCATAACGTTATAACTTTTGTTAATGGTAATGATTTTCCATCACAGAGTAATTCATTAAAACAATCATATAAAGATATTATTGCTGATGCATACACCAATAAATCCTTGAAGGATAAGGTAGGTATAGCAGCAGATTTATCGTCCGAATTTTTTGAAATACTGTCAGCATTGAAGTTATGTATTTTATTGAAAGCAAATAATGCAGGATTAAAACAAACACTAGGATTGCCAGATGGAGAAACAGTGAAGACTGTTGAAGTTAAAATCCCCGAGGCAGCAAACGAAGCATTGGTTGATTATTTTGTAGCAGTAAATGGTAATAAGGAGAATCCATTACAGATAAGTGTTAAGTCAAAAGTCAGGGGGTCTTCTACTGCTACAGTTAAATTTACTACAGCTTTCGCAAACGAAAGAGAAGTGCTACAATGGTTTAATAATATTAAATATTCACTTGCTAAAAATAATCAATTGGGACAATATATTATTGCTTCATCTGCTTTAAACTATAAACAAAAATATTCTGGTAGATTGACAATGTATCCTATTAAAGGATTATTGCGTCTTTTAACTGGACCAAAAGCATCTACAGTAAGACAAGATTTAAATCGTGTTTTGGATTTGAAAGGATTCACTGTATCTGATTTTATTGATTTGCTTAAAAAAACGGATAAAAAAATGAGCACATTGAAAGCAAACTACGACCCGTTTGATGATATCCTTTCAAAAGATTTGGATTTGTTGATGAGAGTTAAAAAATTACTAGCACTTAATATTTACGATGAAGTAGGAAAGAAAAAGAAATTAATGGAAGCAGTATCTTTATCGCAAGAAGAAGCTTCTAAAAAGAATGGTGGTAAGTATCCCTTCTCTGTAAACAATCTTGCTTTACTTTGCGAGAGAGTGCTTGTTGAAACATCAAAGAAAGAAGGACAAACAAAACTAAATTTTTATAAAATGTTTTATGACCAAGTGCTCACAAAAAATCAAGTGGCATATGCTATGACAAGTAGAGAAACTGTGGGCGATGAAGTTAAATTGAAATACTCATATATTAGCGCAGTAAACTTTAGACAATATAAGAAGTGGATTGCACTTAGAAGTAAAAATTACGCAAACAACATGCAAGACGCACTAGGAATGGCAGTATGAAATCACTGAAAGACATCTTACAACAATCACAACAGAAGTCCTACATGCTTGGCAAAGTATTTGCTGAGGGTGACTGGGTTAAAAATTCTGATGGGGAAGTTGGTAAGATTCATAGGCGTGGTGTTAACTATGTTATTGCTGTGACAGAAGAAGGCAAAATGTTTCGCACGTGGGTAAAAGATATTGTTGAATGCTCGCCAGATTGTCTTTGTTTTAAAGAAAAAGAAGAAGCGGCAAAAGACGCAGTTAAGACATTTATAAATAAGAATAAACGACAGATAGAAAAATGAAACCATATTTCAATGATGACTTTTCTAAGATGCTGATTGAAAGATCTCTTGCTGGGATGACAGGAAGTACTTCTTACGGCATGATGAATGAAGAAAAATGCAACCACACAGGCGCTGGCACAAACTGTCCTGTCCATGGAGATGCAGATTGCAATTCTTCAAAACAAAATCGTAAAGAAGAGTTAATGCCAAATGAATTGGTAGGCACTACTTATGAAGTAGTCATGGAAGATGGCGAAGTTATCATCATTGAAAAAATGGATGGCAAGGATGACAATGGATTTAAGTCATGCTGGAAAGGATATAGAAAAGCAGGCACCAAAATGAAGGGTGGCAAAGAAGTTAATAATTGTGTCAAGGCTGGTTACGAAATGGATGGTGAGCAAGAGCTTGATGAAAAGAATGGTTTGTATGCTAACATCCATGCCAAGCGTAGACGTGGGGAAGCACCTGCCAAACCAGGGCACGAAGATTATCCAGCAAAGGATGCCTTCAAGAAAGCAGCAAAGACTGCTAAGAAAGAAGAAGTTGAATATGTAGATGAGAAAAGAGATATGCCTGGCAATCAAGAAAAAATTGATGCCAACAAAAATGGTAAAGTAGATGCCCACGACTTTGCAATTCTACGTGCAAGAAAGGGTAAGAAGACAGTAAAAGAAATGTGGCAACTTGCTGCAGAGGCAAAAGCACAGATTAATATCATGCCTGAGATTGACGACAAAGATCCAGGTAACGTGAAGAAGAAAGAAAAAAAAGCAAAAGAAAGCTGCTAAATAATTTCGCGTCATTTAGGAGATTACTATGTCTGCACTCGTCGCATGGGCCCTTGCTAATCAAGCTTTAATTGCAACAGTATTGTTTGCAGTTTCAGAAGCACTTGGAGCAAGTCCTAAGGTTAAGTCAAATGGTATTCTTTCACTCATCATTCTCCAAGTCCAAGGACAATTGAAGGCAAGAGGTGGTAAAGATCTTACTCCCTGATGTAAAAATACCACATTACATGGGATGCTTAGGCATCCCTTTTTTTATAAATACTCTTTAGATATATAAACCTACGGGAGAAATACGATGCCTCTATGGGGAAAAACAGATAGTGCAGCAGATAAACCAAAGTGGTATACCACTTTGCAAAATATGGATACTGCAGGTAGACAAATTATTTTTATTGATAACGCAGAAGCTTCTTTAGCAGTAAACAGAGCAAGAGGTTTCAATGCCCCAGGGTGGTGGGCATATTTTACAACTGAGCAATCAGATGGCACTCTTCGCTATAGAGGACAAGAGCTTCTTTGTGCTATTTCACAGACTGCCGCTGCTGCTGGAGACCAAGCTGATGATGCAGTCGCAGCAGATTCTGCACCAACTGCAATTACTATTTCAGCACAACCAGCAAATGTTACTGGTGCTGCTAATCCATTCACAGGCACCTTCGCGGTTACTGCTGCTGGTGAAGCAACGCTACAGTATCAGTGGCAACGTCAAACACCAACTGGTACAACATGGACAAACCTCAGCAACGCTGGAGTAATCAGCGGTGCTACTACAGCAACTCTTACTCTTACCGCTGCTACTAAAGCAAACTGGAATGGTTACAAATTCCGTGTAAGAATTTCCTCAACTGGAGGTGCTCTAACTATTCTTTCCGATAGTGCTTCCCTTACATATGCATAATTATGTTATTCAATGAATTGAATGAGGATAATTGGTTATTCTTCGCTATAAAAAATTACAATAATCCAGCATCCGTAACGTATGATGATTTTGAAGAGGATTTGAAAAGATTCAAATACATCAAAAGATTACTCAGACGTTACGAGATGCACGGTGAATTGAAAACTCATTTGATTCTAAATCATATAATTGTGTTGTATAATATATTCAATGATGCCGCCACATTACTTTTATTTTTTAAAGTGGAATCTAAGTATTGGGGGACTTTAAAGGCATTCATGAATTATCTAAATAGATTGCCACCTGGCATAGACACCACTGATGTAGACGAGCAATGTCTGAAAAGTCTCAAACTAATTTAAATGAAATGATGGCAGGTGACGGAAGTGGTCTTGCTTTACCACCAGCTTTTGTTTTTGTAAATACTAAAAAGACCCGAGTATTGAATAGAAAAAATAAAGATGAAAAAATTGATGGTCGTAAAAAAAGTGTACGTAAACTTGTAAATAGAATTCTAACCAATAGATCAAAAAGGAAAGGAAAGATGTCTGAAGAAAATCTTAGTGTGATTAGTGAAGCAGAGCAATCTGCCACTGAAAAAGCACAAAAGCAAATCAAACAGCAGAAAACGCTGAAGAGTAGACAGGAGCTTCAGAAGAAGCGTCAGGATGCTAAAGCAAAGATGCAAGATAAAGCACAAGAGATGGATACTCTTGTTAAAGCACGTCTTACAGATTTCAGAAAAAAAGCAGCCGAGAAGCAACAAAAGGCTGCAAAAACTGTACAGAAAAATTCATTCTCTCCTGAAGGTGATGTAATCGCTGAAGCAGGACTTCCAACGGGATACCCATGGCCAGCACACGGAGATGTATTTGCTCAGGCATATAAAATCGCACAAGAAGGCAGTGCGTATGGAAGAGATCCTGAGATTTCATTTACTCAAGTTAGATTCCAAGATGGGCAAGGTGCTCAAATGAGTTTCTTCGATGCACAAAAGATTGTTGCTGCGTATGAAGGTCTCAATGATGAAAACAGAGTTAAGTTTTGTGCTTTGTTAAACATGAATGCAACTACCTATGCTAATGCTTTGCAATTTGCTCAATACAATATTCAATAGGAGAAGTCATGTTTGGAGTTGGTAAAGACATAGAAGTTTTAGAAGCCAAGTTTCAAATATATGAAGACCTCTCCAAGGAGATGCTTGACAAACTTGAGAGAGCAGTTGATAAAATCAGTGAGGGTAACCAAGCAGTTGCCCTTATACTAGAGCGCCACGAAAATAGATTAGAGCAATCTGATAAAGCAGATGCTGCAATCCTAGAATTAATTAAAGGTATTAATAATAAGTTAGCAAAACTTGAGCAGAAAGTTGAAGACCTTTCAAAGTTTCGTTGGTTAACAATGGGTGTTGCTACTGCAGCAATCGTTGTAATTGGGTCTGCAACATTTTTTGGAAACCTCTTGACAACAGGAAAAACAGGTGCTACAGTAGGAGGAGCGACTACCGAACAACTGAAATGAGTTATATTGATACCAAGTATATTGGTTTGATTTCACCGCAACTTGATAATTTTACTCAGAAGAAAAAATCTTTATATAATTTTAGGTGCCCTTATTGCGGTGATTCTCAAAAAAGAAAGAATAAGTCGCGTGGATATCTATTTGAATATAAAGATAGTTATGTCTATAAGTGCCATAACTGTGGTGTAACTAAAAGTTTGGCAAAATTTTTACAAGACC